GAATGAGATGGGGCCAAGCGCAATAGGCGCACAGCCGCCACCGGAGGACTATGACGAAGAGTGGCTGATGATGCAGGAAGACGAAGAAGGCGACGAACCGTTTTGCAACTGCACCACGGGCCACAGCATTGAGGAAACGGACTGGAACCAGTGCGATAGCTGCGGGAAACCGATTTACGACGAAGAACCCGCCGTCTCGCCAGCGCCGACTTTCGCAGATGGGATGACGGCAGAGGACGACAGGCGGTTTCTGGAACTGACCGGCGGCCTGACGCATAACGCAGAGCTAAGGGGCCGGCCGCTTGCGGACGATCCCGCTTGAGCGCCGGGTTAGCCGGCGAGAACAACGGAGACAGAAATGCACACGAATGCACCAGAAGGAATAAGCAGAAACCACCTGCTTGAGATTGCCAAGAAATGCGGGCTGATTGGCGGGTACCACACCTTTGAAATGCTGGATGCCATTGAAGGGTATGCGCGGGTTGTGCTGGCTGACAAGGCAGTGCAGGAGGCTTTTGTCGTGGCAAACCAGCACCTGTTAAACGTCGACGCTGGTAGGACGGCAAGCGGCGAGGGACTGCACGCATGGCTGCGCCGAGAGATGCCGGAAGGTACTGTGATTGGCGACCCTGACTGGTGGGCGACACGAATCCACCGCGTAGCACTGGCGGAATTGACGGCTAACGCTGGCGGTAACGCGACGGAGCGTAGCGAAGGTCGCGTTGACCACAATGTTGGGCGGAAAATTTTGAACGAAGAGAGGAATTGAAATGGCTGAAAGAAGCTACCGACCGACAGCGGAATACAGGTACTGGCTGTATGACCCGGAAGGCGACGGAATGACCTACTACCGCACCACCGAAGCCCGCGATGCCGCTGCTGAACAAGTGATTGGCTGCTACTTGGAGGACGGATGGGCGCCGGAAGTTGAATTTGTTTCTGCTGGCGAAGTGACGCACTGCGCCCAAGTTCTCGACAAGACCATGCGCCCCGCGGACGAAGACCTTGAGGACGGATGCGACGGTGACGGGATGGACTGGCCGGAAGGCATGGCGTGGCGCGGAAATTATGAACTGGCGCCTTTGCCGTCCAACGCATGAGACACGTCACTTTTGACGCGTAACCGCGTATTTACAGAGTTTTACGTCACATGGCCAAACACATCGAACTAAGCCGCTGGCTGGCCGACAACTTCGACCCGCCGCCGCACATCAGCACCGCACGGCGCTGGGTCAGCCAGGGGCGCATCTACCCGGAACCGATCCGCGCCGGCGCGAAAATCTACGTGTTGCCAACGGCGATGTATCGGAAGCAAACTGACCAACCCAAGAGCATCCTAGATCATGTCCGTGAGCAGGCCGCGCAAAACAACCAGCGATGATCTACCCGCAAACCTCTATGAACAGCGGCCGGGGTACTTTGTTTACGTCAACCGCCTGATTGGGAAAGCCATCGCAGTGGGCCGCGTGCCGCGCAAGGACGCGATCAAGCAGGCCATCGAGGCCAACCAATACGTTGAGGCCGAACAAGCACAGACAGACATCCTCGCAAAGATTCAAGCCAGCACCGGCGCCACGCTGGCGGACTGGCTCAGCGAATACGCCAAGATTCAATCCAGACGCAACCTGGCCGCAACAACCCAACGGCAATTAAACTGGAAGCGCAGCGCACTTGAGGCCAAATTCGGGCGGCGAACACTGGCCGAACTCGCCGCGCCGCGCATCTGGGCGGACTGGATCGACGGCATGATCGAAGCCGGCAAACACGGCGCGGCGGTGAACTGGAAAAGCTACGTCCAGGACGTGTGGCGCGAAGCCATCGCCCAGGGATGGGCAACCACCAACCCCATCATGGTGCTACGCAGCGTCCCGGCCGGCGTCAAACGCGCCCGCCTGACGCTCGACGGATTCCGCGTCATCTATGCCGCTGCCGCCAAGCATGACCCGTGGCTGCAACGCGCCATGGAACTTGCCATCATTACCGGCCAAAGGCGCGAAGACCTGGCCGCGATGCAGTTCCGCAAGCGTGCCGACGCATCGGCATGGATCGAGTCCGGCACGCTCTACGTGCGACAAGGCAAGACAGGCGCACAACTCGCCATCCCGCTCGATCTGCGCCTTGACTCGCTCGATCTGACGCTATCCGATGTGGTGGCGAAATGCCGCGATGCCGTGGTTTCACCCTGGCTACTGCATCAGATACGGCATCAATCCAGAGTAGCACCAGGTGATGCGCTATCGCTCAACCGGCTGACAAAGGGATTCGCCAAGGCGCGCGATTCCGTGCCGCGCTTCTGGCCTGAGGGCATCGAACCGCCGACCTTCCACGAAATGCGCTCACTCTCGATCAGGTTATGGACCGATCAGGCCGGCGCCGAATTCGCCCAGGCGCTGGCCGGTCACAAGGACGCAGCAACGACTGCCGTTTATCGGGATGTTCGCGGGTCTGAGTGGACTAAAATCATTATGAAAACAGGCTAGCTTATAGTGTGCGAATAACGAGCAAATAATAAACACTCCCCGCAAAGCCAATATCCATGCGGGTTTGACAGGAGTTAGTAAGATTAGCACTCAAATATACATAAAAACGTACACTTTAATAATCAAATCAACAGCTTAAACATACAACACAGCACACAATAAACGCGCAAAACAGGCACGCGCCCATAGCCGGCGCGGTTTTGTGCAAGGTCTTAACAGTTTTGCTGCGAATCAAGCCATTGGATTAAGGGTAGTAGTGCGATAAGTTCTTCTGCGGTCTGGTGTTGGTTAACGTAAAAAGTCAGCGGGTGGATCATCACAACCCAAGCGAAGTGCGTTGATCCCGCCCCCATTGCCGCACGCCTTCGACAAATTCGCCGAACACGGTCATGGCCTGCACTTCATCGCTAGTGGGTTGATACACCCCCATCGCCGCGCCAACACCGATGCGGGCGAACTTAAGTTCATCCTCCAATGGATAGGCGTCGCGGATCATGGTGCGCATGCGCTCATCAATCAACCGACAATGCGGGCTGGCGGCAATGATTTGAGCGCGCAGGGTGGCATCCGGCGTCACGCTGGCGATGCTGTCTACGATTTCGGCGTGCTGCGCGACTGGCAGGGCGCCGGCTTCGGGCAGGCAAACGTATGTGGTGCCATCCGCCAAGGTGGCGAGTTCGGTCGCGCCATCAGGCGCGGCAAGTTCACGAGTAACCTGGGCGTTGATAAACTTTCGGTAGGAGACGATAGAGGGCATGGTGATTTCCTTTCAGGTAGCGCAGCAGGTGCTGCAAAGAGTGGGTTTTGCGTGCGTGGCCCAAAACACTGATCACGCTATCGAGCCTCCCGCGTTTGGCGGCGGCTCTTAGTGTGTAAAGGCTGTGCCGGCGGATGAAGCGCTTGCTGGCCCAGGTGCGGTAGCCGACGAAGTTGATGCCGCGTGTGACGCGGGCCAGGGTTGAGCGTGATAGCGTGAGGCGCAGGCCGGCCAAGAACACTATCACCCGCTCTCGTGCGGTCACGGCGTTCGCGCGAGTCAGGCCGAAAAGCACAAAATCATCAACATAACGGCAGTAACGCAGCGGCTTGATTTCGCGCACAATGAAGTGGTCGAGCGGGTCTAGGTAAAGCAGTGCGTAAATCTGGCTGAGTAGATTGCCGATGGGGATGCCGACTGGTTCGCCGTGGTCTGCAAAGGCCATCATCAGATCAACGAAGCGGCGATCTTTAATCTTGCGCTCAATCAATGTGCGCAGAATATCGCGGTCGATGCGATAGAAAAATTTGCGGATATCGAGCTTGAGCGTGTAGCTGTCCGGCGCACAAACCTGCATTGCCTCCTGCGCATAATCAGCGGCCTTGTGCGTGCCTCGCCCGACTCGGCAGGCGAACGATTGGTCAATGAAGCCCCTGTTGAATATCGGGTAGATCTCGGCGTAGATGGCATGTTGCACCACTAGGTCGCGGAAAGCAGGTGCGTATATCTGCCGCGTTTTTGGTTCGTAAACGGTGAAGCTGTAGTAGGGGCCGGGGCGATATGTGCCGCCGTGCAATTCGGCGTGCAGTGCGTCCAGGTTGTGTGCCAAGTGCTTTTCGAATTGAAAGCAGGCGCGTTTACCGCGCTTGTGGCGTGCGGCGGCATGGAATGCCGCCAACAAAGACGCCGGTGTAAACGTGCGCTCGAATAAATAGCCAGCGCGTTTCATGGGGCCAGACTTTCGAGAATGACAGAATCAAACCTACTAGAAAGGCCCATGCAAACCGATTTAGCCGAGGCAAAAGCCTCGCGCCGGAAAGCGTCTCCCTTGGTTCCACTTCGATCTTTCGATCCGTGAGGTGAAGCCGAGTCCGAGCGAAACCCAACATTGTCGTTGGAGTTGCCCTGCGCATTGTTGAGGTTCAACGCCCAAACGCCCGCACTGGACGAATTGTTCCAATTCCCGCCGGCAATCGGGCACATGTTAAGACGCTTCCCGTTTGTCTAGCGCACGATCAGCAACTACCCAGCCGCCGATCATGCGCCCTAACTCGTCCACCATCCGCGAGATAACTAAGTAGCGGTGTTCGCCGTCTTTCTCGGGGTGGTGGTGTCCATCCTTGAACTCAAAATAACCGAGCGCATGCGCCAAGCGCAGCAGCATGCGCAGCTGCTCGTGGCGTACATCGAGGTTGGTTATTGCGGTTTTTTTGTGATAGCGCTTTTGCGCCTCCACGATGAAGCTGTAGGTGTCATAAGCCGCGCGCCGAATCTCCAGCGCAAGACCGTGCTTCTCGTGTTTCGGGAAGTGATTGAGATACAAATTCATCTGACGTGCAAAGTCCGTAAATTTGCTATCCAGCCTAGCTTCGTCGTGAAGGCCCATCGCTATCGCTCGGGCCGTCAGAGGTACAAGGCCGAGCGAAACCCAACATGGACGCCGGAGTTGCCCCGCGCATTGCTGAGGGCCAACGCCCACACGCCCGCACCG